AAAAAAGACTAACTGACTTTAAATCAGTTAGCCTAAACTTTATATTAAACTTTCAGATTAAGCGGTAAATGTATTCTTAGCGTTTGCCAAGTCAATAGCGATATGCTTAAGCAAATCAGTAAGAGTACCGCCAGCAGTAAGACCGATCTTCTGGTCTACAAAGTTTTCGAACTTAGACTTAGCGTCAACGGAATCAAACATTTCGTCATTTACTAGCTGAGTCTTAGCATAGTCTACGATAGCCTTTGCAAGATCCTGACCGAGGTTCTTGAAACCGTCCTTTAGGTCACCATTCTTAACATACTGGTTAATCAAGCTCTGTGCATTAGAACCCATAGCCTGAGTGGTATAACTCTGTTCTGCTTCGGAACGTGCTGCGTCTTCAGCTGCAAATTCTTCATCAAGTTTCTTGTGGTAATATTCTTTAAAATCCATAGTTGATATCTCCTAAATTTTATTATATTTATAGTTCTTTTGCAATTTTCTTAACTGCAGCCAAATAGTTCTTGATAAGAATACGAGTTTCTGCACCGATTTCAAGAGCAAGCTTGTTTGGCCCGAAAACGCATTCTGTCTTATGCATGATACTCTTGATCTTCTGTTTGTTTTCCTTACCAGTCAACTTAACAGTAATCTTTCCTTCTTTTGTCATGGTAATACTACCAACTTCGCCAGTAGAGGTAGTATCCTGCATAGAATTATCTACAATCTTAATATTTGTATTACTGAAGAAACGACAGCCGAAGCCTTGTTTTTCAAAAATACCTACGATTTTTTCAATTTTCTTATCGAGTTCTTTAAAATTCTTTGTCATATATTATTTATAAAAATCTTTTATTTTTCAATACATAGAACTTAACAGGGTAGTCATTATTCTCGTCTTTTTCAGCTGAGCCTACTTCTTCTTTAACCCATTCATTAGGATTTAATTCCGGAAAAAATACATCAGCTTCTGGAAATTCACTATCTACAACTGTCAGATAAATCTGTTTAACTGCCCTTGTAGATAACATTTGACGATAAATGGTACCGCCTCCAATTACAAATACTTCAGTTTCATTACGAGATACTGCGTAATCCATAGCTAGTTGAAGAGTATCTTTTACAATACAACCTTCGGCTTCATATTCTGGATTGCTTGATACAACTATATTCGTTCTATTAGGAAGTGCTTTACCAATAGACTCAAAACACTTACGGCCCATTACTACACAATGACCAGAAGTTAACTGTTTAAATCTTTGTAAATCAGCTTTTAGATGTTTCCAAGGCATTTGATTTTTTTGACCAATTTCGTTCTTCAGTCCAGTAGCTACAATTAAACTTACCTTCATATTGATTTTCCTCAAATTCACGTCTTTCTTTATACATTTTACGGCTCTCGCGAACCTTTATTTTTCTTTTCTCTGTTTCCTTCATCCTTATATATTGGAATGAATTCATGTGTCTATAGCAATACTTTAAACACTTTCCCATTTTAATAAGTAGTAAATGACATATGTGGTGTTCTTTTGGTGAAAGTTCAATTTTATTGCCTTTCTTATTACTTCCTCCTTCACTACGAGGAATTATATGATGATTTTCAATTAAACCAAAAAGAACTCTATTCTTTGCTCTATTAATAATACTGTTATAGATACGCTCGTAATTCACTAGAAACCCTTATTTTTGTTTATCTCCAATGCTTGCTGAATTTGTTTTTCCAAATCATTGGTCATAAAGAACTCACTTGGAATATGTAAGAAATCACCAATATACTTATTCTTAATTCTAAAGCATGAACCTGTTATTCTAGTTTTATTATACATTTTCATACCAATACCAATATTCGAAAAACATTCATGTAAGTCAGAACCATTAAAAATATGTTGAATATCATCATCTAAAATGAATTGTTTTTTATTCATCATACTAAGTATTCTACCACAAGTTTCAATACTAAAATAATGAAAGTTAATTCCGGTAAAATTTAATGAATCTGGTGGAGCATAAGCGCAATAAATCACAGGGGCCATATCAGTACCACGTTTAGCTAGTGCATTATAACCGAATGCATAAAAATATCCAGCTTTGATGTCACCGACAGAAGTAAACTCTAGCATTTCATCTTGTCTAATTGCCATATATTATTTATTAAAATATAGTCAAAAAGCGAAAATAAAAATAAAACCCAACTAAAAAGTTGGGTTTTTAATATAAAGGACAAATCTTTAATTATCTGCGCTGAAGAGCTTCATTGCGAATCTGCTTCTTTGCATCTTCAATACGCTTACGAATCTTTGCCTTAACAGCGAGCATAATGCCATTTTCGAGTAAGTCGTAACGACCTTCATTGATCTTACCAATGATATAGTCACCTTTTTCACTCAAATAACGACCTTTACGATGCCAGTAGTTCCATGCTTCAGACTTAGTTTCATCGTCGCTAGAAGTATCTTCTTCGGATTCTTCTTCAGATTCTTCACTTTCAGATTCTTCGCCACTGCCTTCTTCACCTTCAGGTTCTTCGCCACTGTCTTCTTCACCTTCAGATTCTTCGGAAGTGCCTTCTTCGTCAAAACCAAAGTCGTCACCACCTTCTTCTGAACCTTCGTCGGCAACGTCGCCGCCTTCTTCAGAACTTGCATCCTTATCAGCAATACTGTCAACCTTGTCAGTCAAAGTCTGAACTTGAGTTGTAAGTGTAGTAATCAAATCTTTTAATTCTGTAATATCATCAGAGCCCTTAGATGCACCGTCATCTTCGTCATCTTCGTCACCGTCGAAATCATCGAGATTTTCAGAATCGTCGTCAGATTCTTCATCACCTTCAGATTCTTCATCGCCTTCGGATTCTTCATCATCTTCAGAATCTTCGTCATCAGATGGTTCTTCAGAAATGTCGATTTCTTCATCATCATCAGAATCTAAAGAAATTTCTTCAGAAGAATCATCAGATTCTTCTTCACCAAGGGAATCATCGGAAGTCACCGGTTCTTCTTCTTCACCGTCAAGAAAACCTTCATTGAGTTTCTTGTTCTTACGCTTCCATGCTTCAAAAATTTGCTGTTCGTTTTTCATATTTTAAATCCTCTATATTTTTATTTATAAAAATTTTTAAAAGGTCCTTTTTTGCAAAAATTAAAGGGTATTTCTATAAGCAACTAGCTCCGGAGAATCAAACAATTCATTAAATTTCTTGTCTAGTTCCATACATTTAATGAAGTTTGTTTCAGTATTGCATATGATACTTTTATATTCAGCAAAATACTTATCAAAAGTATCCTTGTAATTTTTGCTTAGCTTAAACATATCCATCACAGCATATGGCTTGTTACTTTGCTTTAATTTTTTAACTGCCTTGTTAGAAAGGGTCTTAATAAACTTTTCGACCTTATCTACTGCATTTTTCAAAACTTTATCTTCCTTGATAGTTTTCACATCGTTACATGTAATAAAACGTGGAATAATCAATGTAAAAATCATTGGATTATTTTCCATAGTACTAAATTCAGAAGATTCGTTTACCATGTAGTCTTTGAACATATTTATTTTCCTTTACTTTCTCTTAATTCTGCTTGAGCTGCAATCTTTGCTAAAGACAAAGAAATCTGTTGTAGAGTGTTCTTGATTTCTTTAATATCAGACTTAATTGTAGAATTCTCATCTTTAAGGAACTCAATATCCTTTTCCATCAATTCCTTTTCAGTCTTTAATTCAGTGATTTCGCGTTCCATACGTTTATTCATATTTTCCAACTGATTATCACGGTTGGTTGTTGAATTCTTGCGTTGGAAATAGATAATGAAATAGACGGCAATTGAATATAAAATTGCTGATGCGTTGCCAGTCTGTAATGCTTTAACTAAAAAATCTTCCATAATATTCTTCCTTATTTATGCGCTTATTTAATATTAACCTTTGTGCTATCGTAGTAATAGAATACGTCGGAATGTTTTTTAGATTCTTCAAGAGAAACTGCTGAATTAGTCCAGTCAGTACTCTTACCGCCGCCGCCCATATGATCAATTCTGTTACTTAATGTTTGAATTGCCCATTGGTTAGCTGCAGTACGTTCTTCAAGTGCTTTAATGTCTTCTTTTACAACGTCACACATATCTGTATTTACTAACTCCTTTGTAAAATTGTCAGTACATGCAGAAACCATGGCTACAGTATTTTCAAGATCTCTAGATGGTTTTAACCTTGATTTTTCTGTACCTTTACCATCAAAGAAATATGGATCACTATATACTTGTTGTAAATATTCTCCGGAAAGAGGCGCCTTGGTATCGACTCGTGCTGATAATTCATAAATGTCTTCATAAATGTTTGGAACATATTCTGCCGACATCCAAATACCAGAATAAGCGTCTACAGCTTCAGCCATAGGAATTAACTTACTGATTCCAGACAATGCGCTTAAACCGCTTAAACTGTCAACATCAATCTTAGCAAATGCGGAGACTGCAGAAATTGTATTCCACATCTGAATATCACCACTGGTAACACACATACAGTCATCAGAAGGTTGCGGACAACATTCTTCCGGCCACGGGACTACCGCTGCTGGTTCAGTATCATTCCAATGATGCATGTGTCTATAATGTGGCCAATCTGGATGGAAATTTGCATCCGGCCAGTCAGGACCATACTGATTTGGATGAAATGGTGGATAATTATTCTGCTTCATAATATATTTATAAAATTCAAAAACACTCCAGTTTTGGAGTGTTTTGAAAAATTTTATTTTTTATATAAGTTATAGATACTTTGCTGCCATATCCCAAACTGTAGGACGTTTTGGCTGCGCCGGTACAGGTTTTGCAACTGGTGCAGGCTTTGCAGCTGGTGCTTCACGAACAGTATAACCAGCAGACTTTGCAATATTCATAGCCTGTTCTACTTCGTCCTTTGGCAATTCAACGGTATAACCGTTTTCGCGTGCGACACGCTTTGCCCTAATAATTTCTTCTACACTATAATCACTCATTTTTTCCTCACTTATTGTTTAAATGTTTATTTTATTTATATACGAGCCGTGCCATACTTCTTAGCACTATCATTATTCTGTGCCCAAGCATTTAGCTTGCGCCAAATTTCTTCACAACGTTTTGCCAAGTCACTATCAGGCTCTTTTGCGATTTTTAATGCTGCTTGAGTTACGGAAATAAATTTATCTCCGTCCTTCAAGACTTCATTGCTACCGGTTTCAGTAGCATAAAATTCTTCCACGGTCTGTTCTTCATAAGGAAGTTCTTCTGGTTCTAATGGAATAAGATCACATCCGTCTCTATAATATATATTACCATATTCATCGATTTCCGTGCCGTCTGCTAACTGTTCTGTTGTCAGTTTTGGCTCACGATTCCAAGCATCTTGTAATGCTTGTTTTGTTTGGTCATACTTTTGATAGATAGCGGTTTTCTTCCAGGTTTCACCAGATTTAATCTTGGTCCAACTTAAATTACCATCTTCAGTTGTTAAGTCACTCCAATGCAGTCCGCCTGGGAAGATATTCTTTGATAAGTTATATGCTTTATTTGCTCTCTTAACTTCTTTAGGATTCGCAAGCGTATCACAAATACTGTCAATATCCATTTTGGCGTTTCTAAGACGAATTGTACTACCTTCAAGTCCGCCATAAACACTATTTTTAAAATTGGAATCCATGCCCCAAGTGTCACCGTTCTTTTCAATATGCATTTTAGAACATACATTCTTATAATAGTTACTAGATGTTGCAATACTTGCGCAAGTTTCGCTACTGTCAATAATACAATTAAATAAACCTTCAAGTTTTTCTAAGTAATCGACAACACCGGTGTCAATGGCCCAGTTTAAATATTGCATGCAGAAATTTTTCAAAGTCTTAATCTTCTGCATAATCTGATCTTCATATCCAGTTAATTGTTTTTTATATGTATTAAGGATTTCCTTAATCATTGAAATACCGAATTCAAAACTGAAACCATAAGAACACAGTGTTTGTGCGAACGTCTGGAAGTCAGATAACAATGCTCGAATATTATTTAATAAATCCGCGTTGACAAATGTCGTACATTGCTGACTAAACCAATCGTTTAACTTCTTGAACAGGAAACTATCCGGGTCTAGTAGGTCATTTACAAATGTCAAACAATCCCATAGTCTACCACACCATAATGTACTACCTGTTGGGTCATATATCATATCTACCAGTTTTTTCTCATATATTTTTACCAGGTTTACCACCAGCTCTATAGCTTTTTCAACTGTATATTTCCAGAATGTAATAGCGGCTTGGGCTAAAGATTCAATTCTCTCTAGCATTGCTTTTGCTGCTTGCTGATATGCATCAACTGCACCAACAATAATTAAAAATGTACCGTAGATATATGAACAGACTATTGTACCAAATCCCATGTGTTTAACCTTCGACTATATTTATAGATTATTGATCTTCAGTGTTTTCAAGTTGTAATTCAATATTTTCGTATTCAAAAGTACAAGTAAATGTACAGATGTCAGACGTACCATATTCAAGATTTAATGATGCAAGGTTTGAAATAATTGCGTGTTTGAATTTCATCTTAGACTTAATCTTATTATCATTATCTAATGAAACAATTTCAATTGCATCAATGCAGTCCATGCGTAAAAGTTCTTCACCTTTTAAAGATGTCTTACCACAAGTTTCACCATAACGCATGAAATAAATCCAACAGTAGAAGAGATAATAGTTTTTCATTTCTTCATCTAACTTGAACTCAACAGTCATAGTTTGTAATTCGCGTGCGCCAATTGGATTCGGATGCAATTGACGTTCATGCATATACATAGAAGTCAACATCGGAATTGACAAATCTGGCACATTTACACTACGCACATAGTTATCTAAAATATGAGTATCTAATTCATAACCGGTAAAGTTTACCAAATTTGAAAATCGTAAGACATATTTATTTTTATTAAAATCGTTTATACTTGTAGTAAATCCAGCCATAATAGCTCCTTATGGAATATTTATAACAAAGAAAAGAGCTATAAAAATTATAGCTCTTTTAAATTTTTATTAAGTTAATTACTTAACTTTGTAGTTAGGTGTACGACGAACAACCTTGAAGTAGTCCTTAGCGATTAACTTATCGTTAATTTCCTTTTCTACATTCTTAACTTCTTCAGTGTCAACACTGTTGAAACGAATTGCCATACCCTTGTTGTATTCCTTAACTTCAGCTTTACCTTCGTTAATAAATTTCTTTAAAGAACCAAGTCTTTCGAAACCGGCACGAATAGATACCTTTAGCTTTTCAAGCACTGCTGCAGGATCATTTAGGTCATTGTTTCCATTAGCTGCCGGAGTAGCTTGAACGACTTGTTGTTCAACCTTCTTACCAACTTCTTCAGGGTTAGCCTTAACTTCTTCAGTGTTGGTTTTAGTAATAGCCTTTTTCATACTACCAATAACTTGCGGAGTTGGTTCTTTCTGTTTATCACGTTTGTATTTAATAATTGCAACTTTAAGAGACTTTATTTGATCTGGTGTTAAACCTTCAAACAGGTCTTTTGCAGCTTCATCAATAAGTGACAAAGTAATCGGTTCAAATACGCGATTAAATGCATGAATTACTGCTTCCTGTAGTACAGAACCCTTATGTACTAATGTATTAAAGAATCCAGAGTCTTCCTTAAGTTTTTCCATAATGGATTCCATCTGGGGAGCAACAACGATTTCTTCAATAGTACCTTCAGCATTAGCGGTATTCAATCCAGTGATGTACTTCTTGTACTTATCGTCAATATTATCAGTAATTGCTCGAGCAATCTTATTATTCTTAACTTTCTTACCTTCAGCTGCAAATTCTTCAATACTCTTGCTATTTGCAGAAGACTTTTCAGGGTCAGTCATATCAAAGATAGAACGGTCATAATTGCCATTATATTCAGAAATGAACTTTGCTGCAGCACGTTCAGTTTCGAAGTGAAGAATAACAGACCCATCTCTCTGTACATCAGAATAACAGAATTCATCAATCTTAGAGAGCAAGCTATCGAATTCGCCGCCATTAGTCATCAAGTAATCTAATAGCTTTCCAGATTCAACAGCTTCACCACCGTTTTCTTTAATGAACTGTTCAACAACTCTTGAAAGTTGTTCTTTATTAAGACTTAATGTAACAGCATAAGTTTCAACAGACTTACCACTCTTCTGAAGTTTTGCTTCAGCAGCAGCAGCTTCTTCTTCAGTAACCTTAATCTGTTCAAACTGTTCGTCTGCCATAACGACAATCTTTGCTATAAGCTTAGCTGCCTTGATTTCCTTATCAGTCTTAGCTTTTTCAACAAACTTAGAGTTTGCCTTGCCATCAGCCGGGTTACTTAAGTTACCGTATTCAACTTCGCTTTCGAATTCTTCCTTAAAGTTTTCAGCGTCTTCAAGAGTTTCGAAGTTAAGGTTTACGTTACCTTTTGCAGTACCCTTAGCATACAAGAAATGACCAGCATTTTCAGCAGCTTTACGAACTTCTGCAAATACATCACTAATCTTATTCTTGATACCTTTGACATCATTAACGCCATCTTTAACGCACTTATTAAGGAAATTCTTGATTTCATCTTCAGGCCAAGACCAAGTAATACGGCCGACCGGAATCTTCTTGCCATAGCGGTTATTCTTAGCATTCTTGATGAGCTCATCCTTAATATTGTCAAAGATAATCTTAGAACATTCCTTATCGAATGTTTCATGAGGAATAGGAGAATCCTTCTTATAGTGACGTTCTTCTGTTTTTACCTTATCGTAAACCTTGTCTTTATTACGCTTACATTTTTCGATAGAGAACATCTTAGAAATAACAGATTCATCAACTTCTAGGTGTTTCTGTTCTTTCAAGTCTTCACGGTAGAAACGACGAGCTGAGTCTTCAGAATCGAAGTAGATATAAAGTTTATCTTTTTGTACCCAAGAATACTTATAGCCCTTTGCACCACCATTATAGAGCTTGTCATCCTTTTCAAGTTCATCAGGATTTAAATCTGGGTCATAGTTAGAGTTAGTTCCTCTTGCTAGGCCTACAACCTGATTAATAATTTTCTTAATTGTTTCCTGAATTGTAGGTTGTGCAAGTTCTTCTACCTTTTCTGGATCGATTTCTTCATTACTTAGCGGTGTTACACCAGTCTTATCATCGCCTTTTTCTTCAGATTTAGCTTCCTTAGCTTTCTTATTAACAGAGTCGATACACTTCTGAATAATTGCTTCACGAAAAGCCTTATCATTAAAGTCGCCAGTGATACGATAAAGTTCGATTTCATCACCTTTTAAGTTACCACTTAGGTGTTTCTTGGTGTTGTACCAGTCCTTTTTAAAGAAATCGCCGATACCTTCATTAAGCTCAGAGCTATAGTTACCCTTAAGCTTTTCCTTACTAATATATTGTGCAAATGAGTTTTCTTTCATATTTGGAATTCCTTTATAAACTTTATATTATTTATAAATTTTTTATTAATATGCTTTTGTGAATTCCTTCTTGAAAGATGCTTTATTTGTCTCAATCCAGGTCTTAATATCCGATAAAACTTGCTTCAAATCGAACCAGTCGATTTCTGTACCTTTTGGAATATCTTCTTCTCGGATATCCATGGCCCACTTACCACTATCAAATTTGAATTTTCTCTTATCAATATCATCTCTTAGACGATTACATTCAGAAATCGCCCAATCTGGATATCTCTTAACAGTATCAACACAGTTCTTCAAGAGCGGATTATAAGACGGATTCTGAAGTAAACTTTCGATAGAACGATAACATACTGTCTTATTGATGATATAAAAACGTAAAATTTGAACCATTGGTCTAATCATAATTAAATTTCTCCTTTAAATAAACAAGTAAAAGCCTAATTCAAAGATTAGGCTTTTTGTCTTTTGACTTATTATATATAAGATTTTATTTAGTCTTTTAGCAAAGTATAACCAGCTTTGGTTAATACGCTGATTGCTTCATGAACGCTGGCTTTATGCTGGTCAATGATATCATGTGCCTTAGAAACTAGTTTATCAGCACCGGAACCCCAATAATCGCCAACCCTGTTACCAAACTTGTTATAAACCTGAATAACACCAGATTGTGTCCATACTAATCCAGAACCGTCAGTAAACTTAAAGATTTTCATTTCTTCACCATCAACGGTCTTTTTCATAACATGTTTAATTGTAACACCGTAAGTTCCCTTGGAATCAATTACTGCTGCTAAACGTTCTGCAGAAGATACTGTATCTCTATCAACTTCTATAACACTACCAAAGTTTGGACCATACTTTGCTTCAGCATCTGCGATTTCCTTATCGAGATTACTAAACATTTCAGTACGCTTTGCATCATGGCTTGGCCGGTCAAAATTCTTTGCACTCGCGGAAGAAACTCCAATAATACCGATAAGAATTGCAAGGATCGCAGTTTTAAGTTTAGGCAACATACGACTGTTTTTAACCTGGCTCTGTAGTGCCTTCGCTTCTTCCTTAGCTTCTGTCTGTTCTTCTGGGTCATCAGATTCAGCTTTGTTACGTAAAGATTTAATGGAATTCCAGATATCGCCAAAGAAACCTTCATCCAACATTATATTATTCTTCATCATTTTGCTCTCCATTATCAATTGGATGAATTTCTATAATGGCATCATCCCAATTCATATTCTTATAAAGTTTTTGGTTCGCTGGGAAATATGTAGACTTATTTTCATTACCTAGGTCAGCACGATATACCAATTTACCGCCATCTGCGTACTCTAGGAATGTATTTCCATCAATGAGCTTGCCTTTACCTATCACACCATTTTGAGGTTTAGAAGGTGTATTATTGACGATTATGCAAGTAATGTTATCAAGAATATCAGATGCTTGGTCTATACCTTGTTGGACTCTATTACTAATCTTGTCAAAGATTGGCATTTGTGCATTAGTCTCAGGAGCTAGGAACATTCCAGCAGACATAAGGGCAGATAATAAAGAATTTCTAAATCCATTATCCATTGGGGAATTATCAATTTCTTGCTTAAGATCTTCAGAATCTTGTTCAAGTTGTTCCTTTTCGGTATCAGATTTAGCTTTCTTTGCAAATTCTGTAAATTTTTGTACTCTAGAGAGTAACTTCTTCATTTTCTCAGCTTCATTTAACATATTATATTTATAAGGGTTTACAAATAAGAGGCTAATTACTATATTATTAATATGACTAGATTAGCTGTAATTAAAAAAGCAAACCGTTTTAATGGTTTTAATGATGAAATCACCAGACTTGGTTATATTGATGATTATTGTATAACTCATGTATATTCGATGTCAAAAGGCGTTTTTTATGAACGCCCGTTAGATCAAGCATTTAGTTTAGGTATTCAAACAGAACTAAATACTAAATATAACAGGTCGTATTATTTAGAATATACTGACGATAGTATATATAACGGTTCATGCACTTATAGTGAAATTAGAGATTTAGACTCTGGCTGGTCGTTTAAAATTTCTAAGCAAACCTTGGTAAGCGATTTTAAAAATATCGAAGGCGAATTTAGTAGGCTAGTTCATAATCATAATATTGAATGTTCTTTGGCGAATCTATAACTATGGACTATATAAGCTATATAGGATTGAACGGCGAAAGGCAAACTATTTATTTTTTCGGACTTATACTTGATAAGTTTAATAAAGGTATGACTTGCCCATATTTTATAGCCAGAGTTAAAGATCGACAAGGTAAATTTCAGCAAAATATAGTTATTGATGCCAAAGGAACTGAAATTTATATTGATGATATGTGTTATTATGTTAATACACCAGAAGATATAACGACGATAAATCTTATAATGTATAACAAAGAATTGGAACGGGCAATTGATAAATTATGAGTTATAATAAGCATGCGCCATTAAATAAAGCACCTAATACGGATTATGTTTGTTTTGCAAACCCAGTTGATTATACACCTGTATATAGAGTTATAAAAGAGATTGAACGTATTGTATTAGATACAGGTTATCCTACTATATATTTTTCGGTAGTAAATAATGACGGAAGTATTGATACTGGACATTTTTGCGATATTATTGATACTAATGGAGCATATGTTTATTATAGGGAAAAGTATTTTCGAACAAGAGAAGATTTTAAAACGCTTCATAGTTTACTTAATTATTATCAAACTCTTAATGCTATAGATACACTTAATTAAAGATTATGGTAGAATTTATTAATAAAATTTTTTCAAAAAAAATTCCGTTTTCTTATGATAATTCGGAAGTAATTATTAATAGAATTACCAAATATTTTATTGATTTTAAATGCGGTAGTCAAACATATTCTGTTTGGTTTGATAAAGATTATTCAAAGTTTGGTTTACTTATTGACGGCGTAGAATATATTCCTAACTGGAATGAATCAAGTGAACATTTTAAGGATAGAATTACAATTCCGCTTCATAATGAATATATTAAAAGAATCACAGAGAATCTATAATGGTACAGTTTAAATTTTATCGAGCTAAATGGCACAGTGAAACCACATATACTCTCTTGAACATTAGTTCTTTGTACAATAATTATTTTATAGTAGATATAACTAATGATGCACATATAGGATGCGGTATATATTGTATCAAAGTAATTATTGATGAACCTAATAAAATTACGTTTAACGATGAAGTATATGTATTAGATAATATTAAAACCCTGTCAATATTATATAATAACTTAGATACTGCGCTTGCATTAGACAAACTGAAATAACAAGCTAATTATTATGGAAAACAAATTAAAAGACTTGACTAATTATGATATGACTGTGTATACGCCAGCTAGCGGATTAACAAAAATTAAAAAGATATTAAATTTTAATATTATTGAACAGCAACTTTATTTTCTTAGTGGCGATTCAAATAAACAAAGAACAATTGGCGAAATACAATTTACAATTAAATCTGATAAAGCTATATGGGAAACATACTTATATCCTGAAGAATGTTATGTAGTTTATAAAAATATAACTTATTCGTCAGTAGATGAATTTAAAGCATTAGCAATTCTTATTCATAATGATAATATTTGTAAAATGTTGAACGTATTAGAGTAAAATATAAAAATATATGCAAAAAAAACCTGAAGGCTCATTTGTTTATTTTATTCAAGGCACTGCCGAATATGAAACTATTAACTATATTATTGACGTTGATATAGTACATAATGCATTATATGACGTTTGGGTTAAAACTGATTATGATGAATATAATCTATGTTTTATCGATGGCGACTATGTACACTATAAAGGTATAGACTATCGAACAGTTGAAGATTTTGAAAAACTTAAGTGCTTGGTTAATTATGAACAAACTATAGCAAAAATTGAAGATTTAGATTAAAGGAACTAATTTTAATAGGTTTAAAATGAAGGAATATTATTCTACTCCAAAAACATTTACGGGACATCTATAGGTAGTAATAAAGTACGTCCATACCATAAATACCAAATTTATGAAATAATAACTACCAATCCTTTTGGATATAAAAATCGCCATTTTATAACACCGTCACATAGCAATACCTTCATTCTGTACAAAAACCGTTATTATAGAACAGTTACAGATTTTAATAAGCTAGCTATTATCCTGCATAATGAAGAAATTAATAATGTGATAGATACCCTGTGATTCATTTTGAAACTTTTGTTCATTATACTGACTTAGTTAATAAAGTTAATTTATAACCATAGTATTGAAATTGAATTAAATAAATTGGATTAATAATGTTTAAACTTTTTAAAAAAATATTCCTGTCTAACAGAGAATGTGTTAATAATATAGTAACTTTTCCAATGCATCTTAATGGCATGGAAGATACGATATGGAATACATTACATTTTTATAAAATCGACTCTATCGATGCTAATACCGGAATTATTAAATTTGCTATTTTTAATAATACGGCAGTTTGGCCAGAAACTCTATTTCCTAACCAACCAAGTAGCTATCTCATTTACAATAATGATATATATTATTTTGAAGATTTACCGAAATTAGCTGTTATTGTGCATAATGATAACATAAACAATATTTTGGACAATATATGAATAAATTAATTCTAAAAGTAAAAGATCTGAGCGGATATAAGACTATTCCTGTATCTAGTATTGATAGCATAGAATGTATAGAAGAAATAGACGACAGTATCACAATTGAAGTACATTATCACTCAATGGAAATAAATACTAGTACCTATTTTACACAGGATAAATATGAACGTGGCTATAAATATATGACGTTTGATAAAAAACGTAAAAACCCAGACCTAAACTAACTGACTATGTTTTCCTCAGTCCAACACAATGTTTTGATTTATATAAAATCATAGAAATGAAAAATAATCTTAATTATGGTTATGAATTTAAGATAATCGATAAATCTTCTGGAAAGACCTATTGGAAACTAATCCTTAAATGCGGTGTTCAGCCAGATTCTAAAGTTATGTTTAGGGGTAAGCTATACCCCCTAAATGACGATACTGCCGCTATTATTAATAGTATAATTGAATATAAAAATACCCTAAAACACCTTAATAAACTATAATATACCCTATTTATACCCCTAATTTACCCTATTATAAAGAAAAACCAGAAGTATTAAGCTTCTGGTTTATTTTTATTTAAGTTTATTTAATACCTGTCCAACCCACATATTATGCAATAATATTTGCAATGATTTAACCATTTTATCTGTATATTCCAATGGCAAAATTGTACTTTTAAGATAATTCATTGATGCTGAAATGAAAAAATCTTCATCATATAATGTAATATTCTGTTCCTTAAGAAAATGAAAACCCCTGCTTGTTTCTTTAATTATTTTAGGGTCACAATTAGGGCCTAATTTATCGATTACTTCTGACATTTCCCTATTATGCAGGTACTTCTTAATTCCAATAATATCCAATTCACCACTATCATCTATAATATAACGCTCGACCCCATTTAACTCTATACCTGTTCCCTTTGTTCCAATCCACATTATGAACTCTCCCAGATTAGACGCCCTATAATGTACTTTATAGATGTTACGCCATAGCCCAGGTTCCAAATCTTTTGTTTCTATCCTTTCTACCCGGTTAATAATAATATTCGTCTTTTCCGCAATACCTGAAAAACCATTATACCAATATATCTTATCCATATTATCTCTCACATTTACCAAATAAGTCTTCTATATAAAGATTATGCAAATATACCCTTATTTTAAACGCCGACTTTTCATTTACATAATCCTTACTCCTATAGGTCACATAATCAATAAAACGCTCAGGATGCTCACGCCATGCCGTAAATAACGCTAACTCTTGCCTTATTCGACTATCCAACCATTCATCAGTCTCACCTGGCCTTCTAAACTTCTTCCCTATAACTCGACCCAACAATAACCGTATTAATATCTCCGTCATATAATACAATATAGCAATTATACCAGTTATCGTCAATATATAATATTTCGAATATACAATTATACCCTTTTTCCAAAATCTATTAAGCTTTTTTACCCATTTATAACCATATTATAAACACTATATAAACAATCAATTTTTACCCGAAATCTATTATATATTCTGTATATCTCCATATATACCATTTTCTTTAAAATTCTCAAAATTTAAGCATTTTCTATATATTTTCTCCCGACCAGGCTAATATACTTTTATATACCAAAATATACAGAATTTTCATTCGAAAATCTATTAAGACTATATACAAAAATATCAACTTTCTTATCCACCTATATGTCAACATTTTATTAACATATCTAAGCCAAAACCCGGCCTTATATAGATTCTAATATATCCGAAACCCGGCTATACATTTAAATTAATATATCCGAAACCCGGCCCGCCAAAAAACCTTGATCTTAATTGTAAAAATTTTTTTACGCAAAAAATTTTTTTCGTAAAATTTTTTCTACAAAGGTGCCGCGGCATAAAATCCCAACTATAGCCCATCTATTAATTCTGATTTTTCCGCGCCAAAGCCCAACCTGGCCGGGATTCAATAATAGAAATCTATTAAGTATAATTCTGGATTTTCTTTTAAGGTTTAGATTATAAAAAAAGAAACCCGGCCGGGGCAGGTCGGGATTTAAAAATTATAATCTATTAAGGATTTTGAGTCATGGTTAGATAGTCACGCCATTTATCTAGGATAGAATTCCTTTGGGTTTCATTTAGGTAGGAATTATATCTTTTGGCTTCGACCTGGCCTACGTTATATTGCTTCATGATAGCATTAAGTAGCATAGGATCTATATCTTCCTGGCCTTTCCATAGGTTATAATTGAAGTAGTGTTTGGTATGTTGGACGTATTCCAGAAGGATGTTATAATGGGATTCATTATCCATTTTCTGGGTAGAGAGTTGTTCGGCCAGGGGAATTAGGTAGTCATAAGAGCATAGAAATCTATTAATCATGAACTGGGAGTATTTATTCCTGGCGTCGTCGGACAATTCTGACCATGAGTATTGCTTTGACGAAATTGCATTAAGGATTTCAAATAGGGGATTAGTTTTCTTTGGTTTTGACTGAGCCATTTAAACGTTCCTTTAGAGCATTTTGATTAACTTTGATTCTGGATATATCGAACTTAGAGAGTCTAGATATAGGCCATTCGCCACCGACAGCTGCATTCCATTTGTTATAGAAATTCTGTCTCAGTTGTTCCCAGATGGGAGGAATTCCGCCGGGAGAATCATGCTTTACTACTAGGTCACATGTAGAAACCTTATAGCCTGCGGCCAGGGCCTGAAGACAGATATCTGCATCATAGAAATGGAAGTTCTGAATATTTTCATCGAATCTAAACCCTTCATCGAAGAACCACTTAGGGAACCACATACAGCATCCATCTACAGTGGCCAGGTAACTATGACAACCTGGATGGTCTTTCATGGGGTATTCGTATTTTTCCATTACATAGTCGCCGTTTTTATCAGCAAGCGGGCGGCCGTCGACAATTTTTGGTCTCATACCGCCTTGGATAATAGAACCCGAGCCATAGGCATCTCTGCCGCCGGCATTCTTTACACCAGTCCACCAGGAGCAAGTTCTATCTAAAGCGATTGTTCCTATGACACCGACTACCGCGATCTGATGGTCTTCTGTGAGTTTACGAATCTTATATTCGCAAGAATCTAGTGGTGTTCTGATTTCTGTGTCATCATGTCGGAAACAGATAACATCGTGATTAGAATTCATTACGTAGGATTCTATTGCTCGGTTATATTTAGCTGTCATAGAATCCTTAGGGCCGTTGTTTTCTATATACTTTACAGTATCTGTATCAACCTGGCCGGGTTTACGTTTATCAATTGGAATTATTTGAAGCATTTAATTCCTCCTCAATCTGTCTAATAATAAACTTGGCATCCTTAACCTTAGCAGAATAACCGGTAATGATTCTTTGAGAAAATCCAGAATATGTATTAGTATTCTTATCTCTAAAGATAACGAGTTTAGAGAATGGCATATGGCCTTCAAATAGTCTATAACGTTCGTTTGCTTCTATGTTAGGACATAGAGCTTCTATGTCGATAGGAAGTTCATTATGTTTAATAGCAGTATACATTAGTTGTTCACGAATAGTCGGGTCTAATTCGGGTGGGAAGACATAATATGACAGTTCGCAACGATTCTTGATAGCTTGCATTCTACGTTCTTGTTCGTCTTTGGTAAGAGGTTTGTCACCAAACTTCTTAAGAGAAGCAAAGATTTCTTCTAATTGTAATTCAAATAACTGGCCAAGGCGAACATATTCAATTTGATTATCCCAGAATACTACAGTAAGTGGGAATGAACCACGCTGGGTAAGACGGAATGCATAATCTCTATCTTCAGCTGTAATTACATCAACAAAGTATAAATTACCATTATTAATGTATTCGATAGACTGTTTATACTTATGACAGATTTCGCAGGAGTCTGTAGTTAATACATAAACGCCATGCTTATAACCCAGCATAAACTGCTGGAAACTTAACTTTTGGGATTCTAACATCTGTATTTTCTCCTTAAATACACTTCTTCAGGGATATTACGAGGGCAATAATTTCGATATCTGGGTCAGAACTAAAGGCTGCTCTGTAGTTATATTCAGACAAATCAAGATATGCCTGCGCCTTATTCTTTAGTCTCGGGATTACATTAGACTTGCAGAAACTAAATACATCGGCGTAGCTTAGGCTATTTTCGTGGATATAATTCATGATTACATCGAGTTTCTCTGAGAGGATATAGTCAGCGAGCTTATCACCAATGTTAACTGCGGTAATGATATCGGCATCAATCCTGCCCTTCATCATGGCGTAACCCTGAAGTTTCGCGATGACCGTACGGATAGAAGGATACTTGATTTCAATTAATTTCTTTACAGCTTCTTCATCATACTCGATGCCTTCGAACTTCAGAATACCTGTAATACGCTTCAAAATCTGCGGTATCATCTCAGCCTTATATTCAGGTTTATGCATTTCAAATTTCAAAGTAATAGTACGACCGCCTTCTTCGCCCTGCAGGGCATCGATGATTTTATTAACGTAATTGCAGGTCATAATGAATCTGCAGTTATCGGAAAGGTCATCCATAATCCCACGGAGAGACTGCTGTGCATCCATTGACAATCTATCAGCTTCGTCTAGAAGAATCATCTTAGGAGAACCATCAAAGCTCATGGTCTGGGCGAATTCTACACAACGGTCACGAATCATATCGATACCACCTTGTGCAGAAGCATTAATCTTCAAGAATGTACATCCGAGATCATTTGCCAGAGCCTGTGCTACAGAAGTCTTACCGGTACCAGGAGTACTGGATTCAAGTAAGAGGTTTACGCCGGCGTTGTCATCGATAATCTTCTGGAAAAAGTTCTTATAATCAGTAGGAAGAATCATATCCTTGATTCTCTGCGGTCGATAGCGATGTTCCCATATGTAAACTTCTGGATTTTTTGTATTATTTGTCATATATTATAACTCCTTTAATTTAAATTAAAAGATAGAAAAATAATATATTTACATTAAACCAAGAAATAGTTTTATTTGGTTTTTTATATATGGAAACAATTTAGTCATATATTATCTAAAGAATTTTGGAAAGAACATACATTTTGGACTGATGGCTATTTTTTAACTTCAATAGGAAATGTTT